GCCGTGGCCAACCTTCTACCGCCCCTCCGGGGCTCGGCAAATCCCCGAGTTTTGCACCATACCTCACGAAACCTGTGATCCAAGAGAATCCTACATGCACTCCCTCGCACCATCCTACGGCCTCACCAAAGGCCCCCTCGGTTTCCCCATGCTTGACAAGCAGGCCCGCGCCGTTGATGCCCTGCTCAAGGCGCTGCCCAAGACCAAGGAGTACGCCTACCGCAAGGCCGTCGTCGCCAGGGCGCCGACCGAACTGAACCCTGACCAGCGCTCCGATGTGTCGTGGATCACCACCGAGTCGCCCGACCGGCAGGGCGAGGTTGTGCTGGCCAAGGGGATGAATGACAGCCAGTTCGCCGGCAACCCGATCGTCACGCTCGGCCACGCCTACTGGCTGCCGCCGGTCGGCCGATCGCTGTGGCGCAAGCGCGTCAAGGACGGCAGCCTCCGCGGCATCAAGGCCAAGACGCAGTATCCCGCCCGGCCCGACACCTGGCCGGCGTCCGAGGTCTGGCCGCCCGACCAGGCCCTGGCGCTGGTCCAGGCTGGCTTGCTGCAGGGCAAGAGCATCGGCTTTTTGCCCACCAAGGTCCACGTTCCCGACGAGGACGAGATCAAACGCAACGGCTGGGACAATGTGAGCCTGGTGATCGACGAATGGCTGCTGCTGGAGTATGCCTGCGTGTTCCTGCCGGCCAACCAGGACGCGCTGGTCGAGGCAGTGTCGAAGGGATCGCTCGGCCTGGCGCCGGAGACGCTGAAGGCGCTGGGCATCGACCTGTTAGCCGACGAGTCGCGCATCCTTCCGTTCACGCCGTTGGAGGAGATCGAGAAGGCGGTGCTGCGCACGGTGGAATCGCTGGATTTCGAAGCGTTGGCAGCGCGGCACGTTGGCGAACAGCTGGACCGCCTAGGCGGACGTGTATGAATCCCCCACTCCACCTCGTTCCCACGCTACGCGTGAGAACGAGGGATTGGTTGCTTCTTGAAACGGAAAAATTTCGATTTTGGCACTCATTGTCTCACAAATTGATCTCCCCACAACGCATGAAGCCATCGTAATCTCATCACATAACCATCAGGGCTGCCCCGCGACAGGCGGACGCCAAGCCGTCCAGCGAGCGGCACCTGGAGATGGCCGGAACCGCAACGTGTCCTATCCCCGCATCCGTGGTCCTCCGTGAGATCCAACCGTGTTCATCCAACTGACCAAAGAGTTCCTCGGCAAAAAGGCCGGCGAGCGCATCGACGTGGCCGAAGCGGACGCCGCCCAGCTCGTTCGCCAGGGCGTTGCCATGCCCGTTGCCGACGATCCCATCACCCCCGCTGTGGCGTAGGCGCTCGAGGGCGCCTTCGCTCGCTACCAGCAGGGCCTCGACAAGGCCATTCAGCAGGCGTTGCAGTCCTTCGCCGACGCTCAGGGCCAGGCGCGTCGTCACGCCGTTCCCGCACTGTTCGGCCCCGGCGGTGAGGGCGACCCGCGCAAATCGTTTGGCGACTGGGCCCTGGCCGTCGCTCGTAATGATCGCGCCTATCTCGAGAAGCATTATGGCTCCCACTTCAACGAGTGGCGCACCAAGGCGGCGCTGGGCGAGTCCAGCGGCGTTACCGGCGGCTACACCGTGCCGCCGGAGTTCTACCAGCAGCTCATGACCATCATGGCCGAGCAGACGTTTATCCGTCCGCGGGCCTTTGTCCAGCCCATGGGCTCGGCTACCTTGCAGATCCCCTACCTCGACATCACTACGGTGCAGTCGGCCGGCGTCTCGCCGTTCTTCGGCGGCGTGCAGATGTACTGGACGGCCGAGGCCCAGACGCGCACGGAAACCGAGCCGCAGTTCAAGCAGCTCGAGCTGAAGGCGTGGGAGCTATCCGGCTACTCCGTCTCGAGCAACGTTCTGCTGCAAGACAGTGTGATTGGGCTCGAGAAGTTTTTGATGACGCTCTTCGCCCAGGCGATCGCCTGGTTCGAGGAGTACGCCTTCCTGCAGGGCAACGGCGTCGGCAAGCCGCTGGGCATGCTCAATGCCGCGGCGACCATCAGCGTCAACCGGCAGGGAGCCAACCAGGTGCAATTCGCTGATGTCGCCGGCATGTGGGCCAAATTGCTGCCGGTGTCGTGGAGCAAGGCCATCTGGACGTTCAGCCCGTCGGTCGTGCCGCAACTGCTGCAGCTGAAGGACGGCGCCAACCGGGCCATCTTCATCAGCATCGACCAGGGCATCACCAAGACGCCGACCTGGTCGCTGCTGGGCCGGCCGGCGTTCCCGACGGAAAAGGTGCCGGCGCTGGGCACCAAGGGCGACCTGATGCTGCTCGATCCGAGCTTCTACGTCGTTGGTGACAGGATGAGCGTGGAGGTGGCGGCTTCCGAGCACGTCAACTTCTTACGCAACCAGATGACGTGGCGCGTCGTGGAAAGGATCGACGGGCAGCCCTGGTTAGATAAGCCGATCACGCTTCAGGATTCCGTCACTCAAGTGTCGCCGTTTGTGGTATTAAATTAGGCGTATCAGGAGGTTGTTCCGGGCTTTCTCCACGATGACTCGTCGTGGCGCATTGAAGCTACGGTATTGGCGACCGCATGCAAATCGAGATCGCCGCATCTCCACGGTTGCACAAACCGTGGCCGCATTCGTAGCACTGGGGCAGCCTCCTGATCATACTTTTCTTGGAACCCCTCCCATGCATACCGAACAACTCAGCCAGGCGCTGTCCCTCGCCGGCACCGCGATCGATCCCGTCAGCCAGGGCGTCGGCACCGTGACCTCCGGCGGCGTGGATCTGCAAAAGTTCAAGCGTGTTCTCTTCATCCTTCAGGTCGGCTCGGTGGGGGCCGCCGGCACGGTGGATGCCAAGCTGCAACAGTCCAGCCAGCTGGCCAGCGGTTACGCCGATATCGCCAGCTCGAACATCACCCAGGTCACGGCCTCCAGCAAGATCGTGACCCTGGAAATCCGCAGCGATCAGCTGACGGGCAGCAATCGTTACGTGCGGCTCAGTGTCACCGTGGGTACGAATGCCGTACTGATCAGCGCCATCACCCTGGGTGGAGAAGCCGTCGAGAAGCCGGCCAGTGCCAACGACATCGCCGCTGTGGCCCAGCGATTGGTGTTGTGAGTGTCCTCTCCCGTCCGGGCCGCGGGGTGCGTGCCTCCCGCCCCCGCGGCCTCACTTTCGTCCCCGAGTCCCCAGGCCCAGCGGCTGGCGGACCACTTGTCTGAATGAGGAATGATCGATGGCCGCCAAGGACCTGATCACGTTGGCCCGCGCCAAGCAGGCCATTCAGAGCATTTCGGATTCGTCGCAAGACAGCTTGTTAAATACGCTCATCACCGCTCTCAGCGATGCAATCGAGAAGTATTGCCGGCGCGATTTCACCAGCAAAAGCTACGACGAGCTGTATTCCGGCAACGGCGATCGCCGGCTGTTCCTCCGTGAGTATCCGCTGCAGTCCGTGCAGAGCGTTCGCTATCGGCCGGTAACGGTGCTCAAGATCATCAACAACAACACGGGTCTGAACCAGCGGGCGACCGTGGCCAGCACGTCCACCGGCCTGACCTTGACGCGCGTGGCCTCCGGCGTCACCAGCACGGATACGAGCATCACCTTCGCAGGCAACCCCACGCTGCAAGCCGTGGCCAACGCCATCAACGCGCTGGGCAACGGCTGGTCGGCGCAGGTGGTCGGCGACTCCGGCGGCGATTACGGTCTGTGGCCCAGCGCGGATCTCTACGTCAAGCCGGCATTTGGCGATGGCACGTCGGGGCAGGGGGCGCTGACGGCACGGGGCCAGTTTGCCGAGCTGAAGCTGCACACCTACGAGCTGGCCGGCTATCTGTGGGACGCCCGCGGCTGGCTGCTGCGCGCCATCCCCTACACCGACCCGGAGTTGCTGCACCCCGAGGACCTCGTTTGGCCGGTGGGTATCAACAACTTTCGCGTGCAGTACACCGCTGGCTATTCGACCGTCCCCGAGAGTGTGCAGGAAGCGTGCGCCCGCTGGGTGGCCATCGCCTGGAACCTGACCAACCGCGACCCGCTCCTGGCCCAGATCGCGGTCGCCGGCAGTGCAACGGAGACGTGGCTGGGGCAAGCGGGCCTCACCACGCAACCGCCCGCGCAGGTGGCGGCCTTGCTGCAACCGTATCGCCGCTACACCGTGGCCACCAACCAGGGATAGAAACCATGACCTTGCCCATCCAGGCCAACGTGACGCTCGACATTTACCGCAACACCAACGCGCCGCCCAATCCGCCCGACGTGGCGGGGGTCAAGGGGCATCTGTTCGAGAAGTTCGGCAACATCAAACCGCCGGGCAGCAACACCATGCCTTACGGCAGCTACACTCACGTCCTGTTTGTCGAAGTGAACACGGACATCCGCGACGGCGCCGGCGGCGGCGCGGACAAGGTGTATGTCCCGAGTCAGAGCGGAACCCAATTCACGGTCGTCTGGGTCGCCCGCCAGGGGCGCGGCACGCCGCTAGACATGAAGATCGTGTATTTGACCCGAGCGACGCCTACCTGGCCGACCTCGGATCTGTGAGAACGAACACGAGACAGCTTTTCGGCGAGGAACAGCTCATGACTGCCAACGGAACCAACGGGCTCAACGGAGGCAAACAATGGTGGGTGCTGACCACGCTGGTGACCCTCCTGCTGAGCATCTGCGGCGCGACGGTCTCGGCCTTCCAGGGCCGGCTGCGCGACATCGAATATCGAGAACGCGGCCACGTCGAGCGCTTGACGACGCTGGAGGCCCATCTGGGCGCCATGAAGGGCGATTTGCAGCGCATGGAACGTAAG